ATGGAAAGTAAGATTAAAGAGGCTCGTAAAGCTGCCGGATTAACGCAGAAACAAGTCTATGAGATTTTGGGCATTCCCGCGCGCACGCAGCAGGACTGGGAAGCAGGGAAGCGTACTCCTGCTCCATGGCTTGAAGAGATGGTTATCCGTGAATATCAGCGAATTGCAAAAAATGAAAAGAGCCAGGGTTAATGCCCTGGCTAAAATTTTGTAGTCAAACTAAATCTCCATAGTTTTGTCTGCAATAGAAAAGCCGAAGAATATAAACAGTTTTCTCCTTTTCCCCTACTCTGTAAATCAGAATATAGTTTTTGATTACAGCTTTGCGATATCCTAGCACACGAAGTCGTGAATCACGACACTGCTCATACATCAAAGGCATGCCCTCAAGATTAGTATAGCATTTTTCAACCTCATCGGCAAATGCTGCAGCGGCTGAAGGATTTGCGAGGGAATTTGCAATATATCCCAAAATCCCATCTAAGTCCTGCACCGCCTGCTCTGTTTCAACTACCTTATAACCCATACTTTCCTCTTAAATCGTTTAATGCGGTACGTGCCTCTACAAGCTTTCCTTCGCTAACTTCCGCTTCGGCTTCTGCTAATTTTGCATAAATTTCCTGCATCCATAGTTTTTCTTCATAAGCTTTCATACTCATGATAACCATATCGCCATATCCGTTTTTTGTGATATAAACCGGTTCCATGGATTCATTGCACATTTGAGAGATTGCTGCGGTATCTTTCAGATCCCTTATTGGAATTATTCTTGGCATAGAATCAGCTCCTTTCATGGCATAATTATATCATAATTGTGTCGCAAAGACAAGAACCGTAAATTGCTCTATTTATACTTCTCCCAGTACTTAATCAGCGCTCTTGCCGTCGCCTTGCCGTAAGCCTCTAGCTCTTTTTTTGTGTCAAAACCTTTCCGGTCGGTTTTGTTGTCCAAAAAGCCGTATTCCACCAGTACCGGCACGCCAACGCCCTTGAGGAAGTACAGGTCATTGGTATACTTAACGCCTCTGGTGTTCTGCCCTTCCTTTTTCAGTTCCGCGATAATCAGATCAGCTAGCACCTTGCCGAGGCGACTCTTTGTCACGGTGCCCTTCCATACCCAGACTTCGTCACCATCGCCGCCACCGGCATTAAAATGTCCGTCAACGGACACTACTCTGTAGCCTTTCGCTTTGTACCTCGCCATGTCAGCAACGTGCGCCGCAAGTGACATGCCGCTACCGTCCTTTTCCGGGTATGCAACCTTGTATGTACGCCCCTTGTGCGCCAGCAATTCCTTTCTGCATGCTGCCATCACGGTTCTCGCCATATCTGCCTCAATGAACTTTCCGCTGACCGCGCCGGGATCTGCGCCGCCGTGCCCTGCAGATAAGTAAAATAAAATCGGTTTTTTTGCCATAATACACCTCCAAAATAAAAAGCCCTGCGATGTGCAGGGCAAATTGACTATTGCATAATCTCTTTTTTCGTGGTATATTGGAGTCAAGAGGAAAGCCAAGCGGCCGACCCTCTAAGTAGAATTTGAATTATGTTTCAAATAACCGCCTATTGGATTGCAGCCTGGGCGGTTATTTATTTTCGGTGGTTATCCCATCTGACAATCCCAATAATCATCAATACGATGACGAGGATTTCGTAGTCAGACATTTGGTTCCCCTTTCCGAAGGTCAACCGCTTTTATGGCTTACTCTTGACTATATGTATTATACCACGCCTTGTTCCTGCGGACAAGGTTCTTTATTTTTCGTCAACTTCCGGCAGTCCTGCCACGCTGGTAAGCATGGACAGTACACCAGCAAGAATAGCCGCTGATACTGTTACCTGCCAGCTCACATCTTCCAGTACTACGCTTGTCCCAATCATAGCGATAGCTGCCTGCGCCATTGTTTTTACTGCTCTTACCGCGGCCGCTTTAAACCATTTTTTACTCATATTCTACCTCCTAATGTTCTTTATGCTCCATATACTCTATTTCTTTTTTATTTTCATCGATTCGTTTCCAAGCTGTCTTCATATCTCGTTCCAGCACTGCGGTTCGTTCGATGAGATTATTATGCTTGTCCTGCTTTTCTTCTAGGCGCTGGATATCTTTTCTGACTTCCGCCAGCGCTGCGTCAACTTTAACGTCCTGCGCCCGTTGTTGCCGGCTAGAAACAATTAACTGAACGACAATCAATCCTGCTGCGGTAATCGCCGCTGTCATAATTTCTGTCATATGTACTCCTTTACTTCGCTACTTCTCGCCACAAACTTTCTGTTCCTGTAGCACCCGGTTCCCAAACATTGTTATCGGTCAGTGACTCCCATGTCTTGCCGTTATGTACCACCTTATCACCCTTGCTGTAGGCATTGGTGCTGTCCGGTTGCTCCCATGCCGGGATAATGTCCGGATTTGGGATAAGCACTTTTGCCCAAAGACTAGGTGCATCTACTGGTGTCCATGACTCCTGCGCATCATGCTCCTGCAGGCATCGGTACAATACGCCGTTGTATGTAAGCCTGTCCCCAACCTTGACGCAAATCTCCGGGCGCCACACTGGATACCAGTCTGCGTGTTGCAACGCTACCTCATCTGGGGCGGTTGGCAATGATCCTTTAAGCACTCCTATCAGTTCCTTTTGTTTATTAGTTAGCATTTTTTATTACCTCCCGTTTAATTTCATCGACTACCCTATCAACCATACTGTAAGATAATCCATATGCAGTAGCTTCTGGTATAGCCTCAGGCACATAAGCAACGCCTACCGCTCCTGGAAGCATCGCTTTTTTTGACACACCATATAGCAAATCATTATACGGCTTTACATAATGCGTAAATTCGCCTGTACTCAGGTTTAAGTTGATAGGTTTTACGAATATGTCAACAGTAGTTGTATTGGATTGTGTAGTTATATACGTTCCCCACAAAAGTTTAGACCTGATATAAAGATTCTCAACGCTGTAGTCTTTTGTTTTTTCTGCATCAATCTCTTGCGCATTCTCGGAGTCGAACGTTTTAATATCATTAATATCTATTAGTAATAATTTTATGCCATCTGCACAAGCCAGTAAAGGTCTTGTGGCTGATGTCCAATCCTTAATCACGTCTACCATTAAGTCTCCGGATTCGGCGATACATACATTCATATAGCACAAATTTGATTTTAAAGGTGCTATATAGTAGCCAGAATTCTGACTAAACAATCCGCTAAACGAGCTGAGATTGTTTTGATTAACCACCGGCGCAACTTTAGTGGATTTTATGACAATCTCACCATTGTCCTCCAAAGAAAACAGTGCCGCAGCAAACCAATTTGAAGAGCTTTTGTTAAAATACATACTTACCAGCACTTTCGAGTCATCTATAACTTTGCTTGCCCAATGCGAATATCCGTCGCAAAAAGTGAATTCTGTAAACTTTTTGGTTGGTATCACCTTTGTAATAGTTGGTGTACCGTCATCTGCAATTAGCACCTGAATCCCTCTATATAATTGATTTATATAAAGAGACTCCACAAACACATTATTAGTTCCAAGCACTGCGCTGAATGCACCATATGTATTACTTACCGTTGTTGCTACGTTATCGGACACACTTTTATAAATATTTGTGGTAATTTTAGTAAGATCCGTCACGTAACACGTTAAATACCCCCTAACACAAAATACACTTATCAAAAATGGACCTATTACATGCGAATTGATAAAAACGCATGCTGAAGCGCTGGTTTGATGTTCTGAAAATGTAGTTTTTTCTACAGTAAATCCTGTAGACGCATTTGGACGAAATACTAAAAGTATCGCACTAAAATACTGGGCGGTACTGCTCGAAATTTGATTTGGCGTGTATGCAAAAGGGTGTACAAACACCCCATTAGTATATTTTATACTTCGTACAGCCTCTTGATCATTCTGAGTTAAGTCCGAAAATGAGTAAAAAGACAAATTATACGAAAAGCTGCCAGCAGTAAGATTCATGCTATTGTTATTAATCTGTTGGTACACTAAATTACTAACGTCAGAGCCGTAACCAATTTGTCTAAATTCCATTACAATCATAATATTACCATTTCCATCCTCTGCACAGCCTATACTCTTTAAACGGTCCATTAGTTTATAGCCTTTTCCGACTAAACTTATGTCCAAAGTATTAGAGTGAAAAATTATATTATCTATGTTTTTAATTATAGTAATATGCACTTCTGAGGAAGTAACATAATCGCCATATCCCTGCGTACAAATTAGTACACTGTGATCTGCAAGTTCTGCTGTGCAGGACTTTGAATATACAGGACTTTGAATATAATTTTCGCTGTAAGATATATTAGCAACATTATTGATATCCGCACTAGGTGTTCTTTGCAAAAATACATTGCCTTCAATTTTCTTGTCAGTAGCGTTTATAACATTTCTTTGCATTGAGTTTTTCACTTTTAAGCCTTGCCCCCCCCCATACATAATTTTACATTTTCCCATTGATAACTCCTTCCTGCACTTGTGCGATAGTATCATTTTTTATCTGTTCCACCAGTTCGTCAGGGATGCCGTATGGATTCGGCTCTACGTAATCAGGATTTTCATAAAATCCGTTTTCTGCAGTATAACAGTACTTGCCCACTACAACGTTTTCCGGTATATCCACACCTGTACAAACCTCAACATCATCAGCAACAAATGCAATATCTTTGTTCACCAGTCTGGGATAACCGTTGCTCATGTACTCAACTTCCGTGTCAAAATCCACCAATACATGTGATATTCTATCTACAATTATGTTCATAGCGTTATTCCTCCATATTTCCTAGAATTATAACTTTACCGCTTGAGTTGTATTTCATATTATTTTTTGCAACTCCATCTATCCGGTCAGTACTGATATCCCAAGTCTCAAATAACGGTATCCAGATATTGTCCGGATAAGCCGTACCGACTCCGTGTGAAACACTGGCTATTGATACAATGGAATTTGCATGTATTATAGGTTTCTCCACGGTGCTTATACTCTTCAGACTTCCGGAACCTACATCTGTACCAGTTGCAATACCACTTTTAATAACAGTGGCTGTAACGATATTGCTTGCGTCCACATGGACCCATGATGTTACTAAATCCGGATAACTGGTATATATGAGTAATGGTTCTGTATTTATATAATCAAAGGCTGTGAGCAGATAGACTCCACTCGTAGCGTTTTTATTCTGCATAGGGATGTCAATTGTTGCAGATGTACTAGACAATACAAAAGCATCGGAAATCGTTAAGATAGCGCCTTTTAGCCTACTCTCCACGCCAGAAGAAGAAGATTTTGCTGCCCACAATATCAAAAATTTATTATCACTGATTTGTGTATGTGCACTCGGAACCGAGATTACTCTGTAATTACTGTATGTAGGGTCAACCTTTAGTTTCGTGCCGTAGGTTATTTCATCATTATCATCTATCGTGATAACTCGTGCACACAAACCATCTCCCTCATATGTTCTCTCTGAATAAACCATAAGCAAGTGATTTACGTCAAGTCGTGTAATATCAATGTAATAATCGTTTCTTGGGTCGCCCGTCGCTTTTTCTTGGGTTATTATCACGTATGGATTATTTGAATCGTTTGTAAACTGCACAATCATGCAAGCAAGCCAATTATTGCTTCCGCCATCTACGAACAACAACATCCTGTCATCATCTTTGTCTAACCAAAACATATGCATGTCCTGCTGATACCTTCCAGATGACCCCGATGAACGCAGTAGCTTAGTCCAATCTTTCGTAATTGACATATCGCTGTAATTAACTGATACTTGTACAAGCACTGTGTCATAGGAAGATTTTCCAGAAGAATAATACTGTCCATACCCGATAATGATTTTTCCGTTAGCCCTACATGATATATCTAATGCTCCTACAGGTCCTACATACCCTAAGTCCAGCACTGTGGATTTCGTAAGCGAACGTGTATCATCGTCCAATGTAACGATGTAAGCATATATATGCGCATAAGCAGTACCCGCACCCGTGGCTCCACTTTCCGTTATCGCATACGCAACAGCTACATGGGTATCGTCAATTTCACACTGTTTTATGAGCGCTGTTTTTCTTGCACCTGGTACTGCTGAAAATGCATAGCTATTGTCAATCCGCTGTACAAAATTTCCAGATTCAATATCAGCATCTGTGCTATATCCAAGTAGTTCAATACCATTTCTTATGTTTATTCCACCACCGCCTATAATTTTCGCCTTTCCCATAATTAAACTCCTGTAAATCTTACGTTAATATCAATATCCGGTATTTCCAGCGCTCTAGCAATCACATATCCGTCAAATGTTTCACACTCCAAAATCAAGCCAAATGCCGCCCGCTCGTCTTCTGCCAGTGCTGCGGACGTAATTACTAAATCAAGTACCGGGTTATATACAGCCTTCATCTCAGGCACGGTTACCTGATTGGTATACCATCCGTCTGTATTTGCGGTGTCGCTCCAGCCCGATGTGTGGATCGTCGCTGTTAAAAGCTGCACTGCTCTGTCAAAAGCCTGCGACGGCGTTCCGTTTGTAAGACCGTAACGGTCAGAAGTGGCAGCGTCAATCTTGCTGTTTTGCTCTATTTCGTCCGGCAGGTTGTCCAGCGTTGCTTTGTAGGTATTAGTAAAATCATTCGTCGATAGCCCTTTGCCAAGTACCTTGTCCACTTTATTGCCCAGTGTGGCATTGGTATCCGCCGGAAGATTCGTAACCTTGTTTTTCTCAGCAGTCGTATAGTCATTCGTGGATAATCCCTTTCCTGTTACCTTATCCACCTTGCCGGAAAGAGCGTCATCCATCGTTTCTTTTCGTAGATACAGCGCATCCGCCTGTGATAATGTCAGCTTCCCGGCTTCGTTTACCGCAACTTCGATAGATGATGCTTTGCTAACCTTTACGACGATATTCCAGTCAATGGAATATCCTGCGGATTCCGCAGCTCCCGGCACGCTTTCACCGCTGATAATATCCGTCTGGGCGATGATATACAGCACTTCTCCGCCGTCTGGGTCCTCTGCATAAATGCCTACCTGATATAAGGTGTACCCTTCCGCAAGTCCGGCATTGGAAAGCATTACCGGAATCGTTGCTGTATTCTCCTCCGATAAATACACAGGTCTTAACTCAAGTGTCTGTTTTGGATCTGAAACCGCTGTCTGTTTAACAAGTTGGGTCGGATTCACCTTTCCCGCACCGCTCCTTGCTGACACAAGCCGCAGCGGTTTTTCCTGTGTCAATAGTTTCTGTTCCAGTGCCAGACCCTGTTCCGTTTTCGTTACATTATTCCACGATGCCATTATGTAGCCACCTCCATAGTATAAGTTTTTGATGTGGACACCGCACAAGCATAATAACTACCAGCAATGCCAGTATGTCTATCAAATAAAGATGAATCATACGTAAGATTGCAAGGTTTCACTCGCTCTACGTAGTCATTTACTGCCCTAAGTAGGCCTCGTGCGTCCCTGCTAGTAGTCTCGGCTGCAACCCTTACTCTCACCTGCAGAAAATATTCCTCAGGAATCAGCTTTATGTCAAAACCATCTTCTCCACAAAGTGCTGTAAGAGTTCTCCTCAGTGTTCGTATTGTAAACGGTCTTTGTTCAGCCATTTTACTCAGAATCGTGTCACACCGTTCTTTTAAGGACCTATATCCTCTGTGATGGATTTTCAAAATGCCTTCCCATCGCCTGCAGCCCTCTTCATCGAGCGTCTCGATGAACTGGTTCTGCCAAATCGACTCCAGCGTTTTCCAAAGCCGCTCCGCCTGCACCTGTTCTTTGTCCGTTAAAAATTTCATTTCCCGGAACTCTCGTAAAAACTCCGGAAGATATTCAATCAATTTTCTATCCATCGAGTTCCCCCACAATCGGTACTTCGGTATCCGCCATCACATAGTTACCTGATCCGCCGGCAATTGATACCCCCGTCACATCATCAACACCGGGAATGTCCAGCAGAATGCTTTCAATGCGTCCCTGCCGTACTACAAGCCCATCTGTATCCTCCCAAGTCTCACGCAAAGACTTCAAATATGTCTCCACGCTGTCCGCGAAAGAATCTTTAATGTCTTCCCAGCTATAGCCATCAGTATAGATAATCTGACAGCTGATAGGAAGCGCGACTTCTGTAGCTGACTCTACAGTAACCACATGTCCGATGGGAGCGATTCCTACGCCGCTGCCGTCTTTTGTAGGGTCGATAGCCTCTTGTACTGCCTCGACTACTTTTGCAGGCGCTGCGCGGTAATCTGTGCCCAGAATGACCAGCTTTACGGTACCACCACCATTCCAAACCGGATATACTTTTACCCCGAAGACGTTGTCCATTTCTCCGACCTTCTCTCGGTATTCAGCTTTGTTGCCGCCGAAAGCCACCTCATCAAAAGAATCGTAGTATCGTTCCCTCAGGTGCTCCACGTCTTCGTCATCGGTACCGGCAGTGATAATGCCAACAATCCCGATTGATTCCAAGCCCGAAACGTCTTCCAAAGGAATCACGTCGTCTACGGTGTTGTTTCCTTCACTCCCTGCTTCTTTACAGGTTAATGCAAAAAATCCATTCCCCAAATTCTCCGTAACCGTGTAGTTCAGTTCTCCAATGCTGAATTCTGTATCTATTGGAATATCAATATTTTCCGGTTCTGCCTGCGCCTTTAACACCGCAGGAATCCCCAGTCTGACAAAGATACCGCGTTCTGCGGCTCTTTTAATCAAATAATAATAGCTGGCAGTGTCCGCAAAAGTCTCTGACAGTAAGATATCCATGTCAACGTACATCTGCGCGTTTTCCAGCGCCATAGGCGCCACCGCATCATAGATTACAGAGCCTTGCCGGGTATCGATGGTTTCGTCCACCGTGTCCAGCATTTCTTCCATCAAAGATTCATAGGTCTTCTCCTCAAACATCGATTTCCACCTCCCCTGTGTCAATTTCTTCGCCGTCAGCACAAGTTACTGTCAGAGACAGCAGCAATTTCCCACGCTGCAGCTTTTCCTCCGTAAAGGTCACTGACTCAAATCTATCGTCGGCGAATATGCCCTCTCTGATACTATCCCTTACTTCAGACTGCACCAGCGGCGGTTGCTCACCGATTAAATCCACCAAAGCGCAGCCATAATCCTCATCATAAATCAGATATTCTTCCACTTCCGTCATGACGATTTTCTTAATCGCCTGCTTCCTTGCAGCCAGCTCGTCGATGGTGCCAATAATCCTTAAATTGTCAAAATCAAGCCGATAGGTCTTGTCAGGAATCATTCCTTCCTCAAAATCGTTTTCCTGTTCTTCGTCCAGTTCGTATGCATCAGGATTTGGAATCATTTATACCACCACCTTATCAATCACCAAGTAGCGCTGACCGCCTGCCTGACGAATCATCACTGCAGTGTCGCCCTTCTTTAGGGCATTGTGTATCGTCACCTTCGACTTGCCTACACTTCCGGGAAGCGTAATCTCTGTCTCGTAGTCTGAAACATTTCTTCCCAAAATCAAAAAATCCTCAGACAGCGTCAGCTTCTGAGAAACTTTTATCTTTAATGGTTTTACCGAAATCACAGTTCCGGTAATAATATCACAAGGCTTTCCTGCAGCCACAGCCTCTGCTGCTATCTGCTTAATTAGTTGTGTCATGTTAGTAGCTGCTATCGAAATCACCTCCACTTAGTTCTAAGTCCATGGTATGCTGGCCAGCAGAAAACTCATGGGTCACTTTGTCCACCAGAAGATAGTTAGACACCTTCACATCGTAAATCGTCATTAGCACCGGAAGTAGACACCCTGCACGCACCCTCGTCGAGCCGAAAGCACCAGATATCTTAAGCGTCCGCGCGACTTTGTTGTACATCTTCAGGAGAACTTTTCCCTTTAGTTTTGCTACCTTTGGATCATCAATCTTCTCAAAGTACTGCAAAAGTCCCCACTTGTTGATTGATTTGGAGGACTTGCTGACATATAGGTCTAGGCTGCCGGTTTCTTCATTTTCATAGGCAAGTTTAATCTGGTTATACACGCCGTCATCGATGGAACGGCTGTAGTTATAATCCTGGCCAGTTTCGCTGTCGATAAGAACGTTGACTTTCCACGGCTCCCTGAGCCTGAGCTTTCCAAACTCATCATACAATGTATAGATTTTCCCTGTGCTCATCAATGTTTCATCAAGACTGTTTCCCACAATGTCAAAGAGCGTCATGTTGTCATCGATTCGGCTGAACGCCATTTTCGTATTGGCAAGGGTTCCTGCCTGCAAACCAAAATCCTTTGCAATCATTCTGATGAGCTGCGTCGTCGTTTTTTTCTTGTACATGTATGTATCTTTGTTCTTGAAGTACCGCAGCTGGTCGTACACCGTCACATCAAGGCTGCCGTCCTTTTGCGGTTTCAACGTAAAGATAAAGCCAAAAAAGAAATTGGTGCTGCCTACTTTCAGCGTAACTGAGTCACCATTGTAAATCTTCCGCTTGCTGTCTTGGATTGTAGTGAATGTCAGTTTCCCAGGGGCATTTTTGCGCTCCCAGACAACCTTCATGCCGTCTTTTACTGGAAGCTCGTAGTATTTGTCGTTATGCTTTACAATCAGCTGTATTTTGACCGTATGAACCTTTACTGAGGATATTTCATACTCCTTAACCTCCTGGCTGACCTTCTTGTCCAGCTTCTCCTGCTGCGCCAGCACTTGTTTCAGGTATTTTAATTCCTCAGCTGAATCCTTTTTCTTACCGTCTTTTTTCGTACCAGAAGAAGTGATATGCTCATGCACGAGCCCAAAGCCTGTCACATAAGAATTGTTCAAAGCATACTGCCGGCGCGCCACACTGTTTGTGGTATTCCCCTCAATAGTGTGCAGCGTCTGACCACTGACTTTCTCTACAATGCCTACATGGTTGCCGCCGCCGAAGAAGACGATATCATTTCGCTTTGGAGTATAAGAACCGCGCCCTTTGTACCTGCCCTTGTTCTTGAACCAGGTCATACCGGTTGGCACATAGGCAAACTTCGGCACAACAGAGGTCTTAACTCCGGCTTGATTCGCACACCAGCTGACAAACATGGCGCACCACGGTCCTTGTGTCCCATACCATTTACCGTATTTGGTGTTGCTCTCTGAGGCTTTATACCCAAGCTCACCCTTTGCCACATCAATTAAGTCAGACATAACATCACCCCTTTGGTATAGTCAGCTTTGTTCCCGGAAAAATCCAGTGCCCTGTGGCGCTGGAAGCATAGCCGTGTTTCTTAGCTGTCTTTTCAATGGTAGATTTATTGGCATTGTAAATGGTCTTCCACTTACTGCCGCTGCCTAAAAACTTCTTGGCAATCGCCCAAAGGGTATCCCCGGACTTCACCGTGTAGCTGCTGCCCTTATTTTTCTTTGAGCTGCTTTTCTTCGACTCTTTCTTTGTCACTTTTGATTTTGACGATTTTTTATCTTTCTTCACTTTGATTGTCGTCACACCGTATTCCCGATACTCCTTCAGCTCGATGGAGACTTTCACCTCAAAGCCCTCCTTTGCATCCTCGGTGACAGTGTAGCTTTCAAGCGTCACATCTAGGGACGTATCAAAGAGACTGTTTCCTTGCGGATCCGTCCTAAGCAATTTGAATTTGAATGGTTTTTTCTTTGCCTTCAGCTTTTCGAATTGCTCTAGAAAATAGGACGGAGCTCTAAAAGTCCCGTCCTTGTACAGCGCAAAGGGGTACGCTTGGTTCGGCAGCAGTATCTCAAAGCTGATATCCGTCAGCTTATTGGGCTTAATCTGATTGACCTCAGCTTCGTTAATCAGGCTAATAGTCTGGTTCCCGCCTTTTACTTTTATCTGCACTTTTTCCGGCGTCACCGGCATGAGTATCTTATTCAGATAGAGATAATACATTTAGTGCACCCCCTCTGCAGTTGAAATCATTTCCTCCTCCAGCTTACCCTTCAGTTTAGCTACGATGCCGTCGATATCGTCATTAGAATTGATATTGTTGTTGTTTGTCATGTCGATTTTGATTTCTGTTGCTGTGTAGCGGTTAATCGCCTTTTCGGCAGCATAGTCACGGATATATTTCAGGTTTGCATTGGTGATATCGAGAGCATCGGCGATCTTCTTCGTGTTATCGGATGTCGAGCTCAAATCTGACAGTGCCTGATCCGATAATGCCTGGTCATTTCCAGAGGATACATCTTTTTCATTTTTCGCTTGCTGATAGGCATTTTTTGCAGCCTTAACAGATTCATCAAATTCAGCCTTGTATCCTTCAAGTTTTGCATCTCGATCTGCCTTCGATGCTGCCAGCTGTTTCTTATAGTTATCAAGCTCTCCCTTTCGCGCCTGCTTAGCCGCCTCATTTTCTGCGGCAGCTGTCGTAGCAAAAGTCACATGTTCTATCGCCTCAATGTTGACGCCTGGAATCTTGTTAAGAACGCTAATGAAGTCATTGATGATATCAATAGCGCCGTTTATCATCGCCTGCAGTATTGATAGAACCCCAACTTTCATATCCCCCATGAAGTTTGCGATAGCGGTACCCGCACTATGCCATGCACCTTTCAGCGCATCGATTAGATTCATCACAGCATAGACTCCTGTGAAAAAACCAAGTTTCACCGCATTCATTCCGACAAGTAGATACGCCTTACAAATTTCCCACGCATTTTTTAATCCGCCAACAGACTGAATCCAATCGTACATCAGCCCAACCAAAATGCCGATGCTTAGCGCCAGCCATATCACCGGATTGGCCAGAAATGATGCGGTTAACGCCTGTGTTGCAGCAACCGACAGCCATACTGCTGCGGTGTGAATCGCCCAGGCCCCCGCCAATACCGCCACGCCGGCTGCGACACCGACGATTACAGCACTGATTGTATCCGCATTCTCGGTCAGAAAGGCAATAATATCATTGAGTCCTGACGCTACACTTGTAAGTATCGGAATCAGATTTTCCGCAAGAACTCCGGTAAACTCCAGCCAGCTTTCAGAGAGCAACCTTGTTTGATTCGCCCAGCTATCAGAGGTTCTTGCAAAGTCTCCTTGTGCATCAGCGGTGGTGCTCATCAGATAGTTATACCTCAGCATAACCTGCTCCGCCTGAGACATTTCATTGTAGGATTTCTCAATACCCTGTGAAAGTGCATAAGCTTCCAGATTGGCTACTGACATATTAATGCCAAGCTGCTTCAGCGGTTCGGTCTCGCCCGAAACACCAGAACGTATTTTTTCAAAAGCAGTTTCCAGATCCAGATTGTAGAACGATGCCATATCTCCGGCAAGTCCCACCATATCCTGCGACATCTCAACAATCGCATCGCTCGCCATGCCCGAAGATTTAAGCATTGCACCAATTGTTCCTGCGTACCGTTTTGCGCTCACCTCATTCATGCCATAGGCTTCCAAACATTCCCTTGACCATGAGTTTATGGACTGCGCTGAATTACCAAAAGTAACGTCTACGACATTCTGAACTTCTGCCAGATCCGAAGCATAATCAATGCCCACTTTTATTTGTTCGAAGGCCTTTCGCGCAAGCGCAGCAAGACCTATTGCCTTCGCCATCCTGCTAAATGCATCAGAGGATTTTTCCGTACGAGATTCGAGTTCCTCTAAGGAATCACCCATTCTTAATAATCCACTACTTGCTTCGTTAATTCTCTCCACGTTGATTGCATTCCCCGTTGCGGTATTCATCGACTCACAGCTATCCAGAACAATACTCATTGCGCGATTCATGGCGCGTAAGGGACCTGACATATTATCCACAAGCGTAAGCTGTGTCTTAATATTCGCCATCGTTTGCCCTCCGTTCTAATGCACTGCCGGTAACGAGGACCCTTCTCTTTACCGCTTGCATTATTTTTTACTCTTTGCCGCCTCTTTCTTTTCTTGATCAACTTTAATATCAATCGCAGCCATGATATATGCCTGCTCATAAGGCGTCATAGAAAGAAATACATTGGGCGGCCAATGAAATTTATGGAGACAGTAGTAAGCATAGCTTGACTCTGGGTCGTCTCCGTGTATTAGTTTTTTGCTTCTTCAATCATTTCATCAGTGGACTGAAAGCCGTTTGCCTGTAAGACCTTGGTTGAATAATCTTCAAATTCAGCAGGCGTTAGCATAGTTGTAATAAGCTGTTCTGCACCCATCACGCCATAGCTTTTCTGCAGCTCTGCATCGTTTAAATTTGGGAAAACAGTGCATCGTACAGCTACCTTTGCAAGGTACGCATTGGCATCAAAATCCTGTGTAAACTGCCCTTTCTTTCCGGGTACCTGAATCATGTGCATACAGGATTTTCTAAGCGCAACATTTTCTGCCGCTGTGATGCAGCAAATTTCCCAAGGTACACTTTTATTCGTCTCCGGATCCACAAAGCGGTTTGACGCTACATAGGTTACGTTATCAACTTTCTTCGCATTCTGTGAAAGAAATGCGGTCAATGTCTTTGTCATAAATCTAAATCTCCTTTACTGCTGCATTCCATTTAGCATGCTAAACGTTTCCGGTAATTCCCAATCGTCGAAAGTACCTTCGATATCTTCGTCCAAATTGTCGGCATTTGCATCAAACTTCGCAAGAATGCCGCCTTTGAGAAGACAGCCTTTTAAAATTACTGTCTGTCTGCCAACAGAAGATGTTAAATCTTCGTTGGATATCTGAATATCAAACGGCTCCATGCGACCGGTTCTCTTGTACTCAAGAAGTACCTGCCTCATGATTGACTGATTATAGTGTGCGGTGCCCTTCCAGGTTCCCGTCCAGCCCGCAGGTTTGTTTCCTTTACCAGTTTTTCCAAGGATTGGAACGGTTGCCACGTTTATGTCCATATTAGATTCAAAAGAATATATCTGCATGAAGCAGTACCTATTTCCTCCCATCATGATATACGCCGAAGCCTGGGAGCCCGAAACCGAGTCGAGAGCATTCATAATTGCTTGATCCATGTTCTATCCCTCCTTTACGCAACAATTACGCTCATGTAGAGCTGTGTCATCGCATTGACGATGTTCAGATTTCTTACGGTGCAAACTACGGATTTCTTTGTGTTCCCCTGTTCCACTGTCACTGTTTCCGGGTCAAAATCTTCTATTGCTCCGATTGCTTCCAGTGCCTGATGCAGCTTACATACATCATTCCATAGGGAAATGCGGCCAGCTGCATCGTTGGCTACTGTACCCAGGTACCTTGTGTTGAAAGTAACAGCCATATCATTTGCAATCTGGTCAATCACTCTAATGGTCTGATTATCTGCAAACAGCTCGTTTTTCTCATCAATAAAGGTTACATAAGAATTGATGTCCTGCAATACTCGAATCTCCGAGCCTACGCGATGGAACGTAAATTCTCCGCTGCGGATTGCTTTCACGAGTTGTGCCTGTGTATAATCGCAAGCGATGGTAAATTCTCCATCATACTTCTTGTTGGTATTAGACGCATTGACTGCACAGCCTGCAGATGCCCCAGTTACCCAGTACACTGCAGATTCTTCCGGCCAGTCTGCGTCCGTTGTCACGTTCTTTACGTTGATAACCCCTTCAAAATCCGCCGGCGCATTATGCATAACCAGCTGGAACTTCATGCCTATTTCATCGCGCATGCGCTTCACGTAGTTACCACAGAGGTCTTTCATTTTCTCATCACCGGTGACAATTCCCATTACATTAAAGCTGTAGCTTTCAGCCTTATCCAAATAGGTCTGGTAGGAATCACCCGTTACCTCACCATTTGTTCCTCCGGTTAAAGATGTGCCTGCAGTTTCCTCCAAAGTTGCGTCCTTTTTCCAAGTGAAAAATTCATCGTCTTTCAGTTCAGCTGCCGTGGCAACGGTCTGCGTACTCAGCTTTGATGTTCCTAAATATCCGGATACATCAAACTTACCAGTTTCATCAACGCTGTTTGCAATGATGACTCTCAGGTCATTTCCACGCACGCCGCTACACTTTGCGGTCGCAAATTTACACGCAGCCTTTTCGCCGCTGTTGAGCCTGTAAGCATACAGAACCTTTGCATAGGCAAACAGGTCACGCAGACCTTTCATCTTCTCGTGGGTGTAATCATAACCGAAGATGGAAAGGGATCTGTTCTGAAAATCTTCTGCAGTTACTTCAAAGATTTCCCCGTCGGGTCCCCAGTCCAGTTCCAGCGGCATACTTGTATAGCCCCTTTCACTCAACCTTGCATCGGCGCTGCCGGTTGAAATAAAGTTGATATATGCGCCGGGCAAAACCTTGTCCTGCGTTGTCCAAACTCCTCCGCCAAATGCCATTTACTTCACCTTCCTTTTTAAAAATTCTGCAAGCCTTGCCTGTGCCTCGTCGACAGAGATTTTCTCCCCATCGCAAATTAAAGCAGCCAAGGCATCTTTCCTGTTATCAAAATAGCCGGAAGCAAGCAGGGTTTCTTTCGTAAAGGTCTCCTGCGGCTCCGGCATTTTCTTCTTTGTTGTCATACGCTTATCCTTTCAGGGTTGTTTCAGTTCCCTCAAATTCTTCCATCTTCAGCTCGTCAGTTGTCCTGTGGCTGAAGAAGTTATAGTTTACTGTAAAGGTCAGCACCTCATCCGAAATTTCAGCGTTCATATCTGTTCCTCGCATTAAATCGCCGTCAACGGTAATCAGCTCCAAGCATGCGAAAAGACGCTCCGCCACATTTGTACATTCTGCGCGCGGCTCATCCGCCGTAGTCAAATACTGGATTGCGAACTGATTTTCGTGATAGTACCGCCTACCTCGGAACACTCTCGTGTTCGGACTTATACAGAACACAAAAAAACAAGGCTCTTTCATGCCCTGCATCACGCTTTCTGTATAAAGGGTGTATTCGTCTCCAAATTCTTCGCTGAGTGCTGCTAAGATTCCATCTATAATCTTTTTTATCATTTTAGCCTCTCCTCCATCAGCTGCTTGATTTTCTTTTCAAGAATAGCAGGACCGTCACGCTGAACCTCATCTACAGAAATAGTCATCATCAAATGACCAGGCACCCAACCTCCGTTTACGGTTCTGTGGCCGTATTCCACATAGCTGGCGTACTCAACAGGATTCTTGATTTCGATCAGACAAGTGCTTGGGCTGTGGTAGATTTTATACTTTCCATCCTGAGACCAGCCTTTTTTAAGAGTGCCGCCCTTCTTTCCGGATTTCTTTGAATACACACCCACAGGCGTTCTTTTTATGACCTTCCTGATAAGGCGCTGGGCAAGTTCCTTTGCGCAAATATCCATAATCTCGGACATATTATCCGTCATAGCCTGCAAGCTGTCTGCAAAGGCTTGCAGCTCCGAAAAATCACATCCACCATTTCTTCCCATTACGTCCATCCTTTCCACAAATCCAGTTCAATCTCTTGATGGGTCGCATACACCGCCGGCTGTCCGCTGCGACAGTAGTCCTGCGTCAAACCGTTTTGGGTGACTGTAATCTTACTGCCGGGCATGACATCGATTTCTGGTGCCAAAAACAGCTTGATAGCCTGCTGCCTGCTGGTGCCGGTTTCTGTCTTCTCTGCCGCCGGTGCGCTGCTATAAGAAAGCCTGCACGGCTCATCTTCCAGCACGATGATCTCACGGTGTCCCGTCGCCTTATTGGGCTTAAGATAGGGCTCGTAAATTGTAATGGTGCAGGTGCCTTCGTAGAGCAGTTCAATGGCTTTTCTATGCGCTTTTCTCATCTTCGCCAGTGCCGTCAGTGCCGTCATCGAAACACCACCCTTCGATATCTGTTCAGCTGCTTTTCATAAGCTTTGAGCAGTGTATCTTTGTAGCCTTCCATCGCAAAGCTGTTAAAGGATGTTGATGTATCACCTTCTGTGAGAGAAGAAATAGAACCTGGCGCCATATCTTCCTGCCCCAGGTTCTCATTTCGATATAGGTCCATCGCCATGCGATAGGCGGTCATCTCAAGTCCATCTGGAAGTTCCTTAATGTTACAGTAGTTCAAAATCACTTCCCGGATATCATCTAAAACGAACATCAGAAAAAAATCCTTTTCTTCGTTTTCAATCCCGAGTAGTTTCTTTAACTTTTCAACTGTAAGCATAGGACTTACCCCAGCTTATGCTTGAAGGCAACGATTCTAATCTGTTTCGGTTCGTAAACCGGTTTCCAGTTAGCGGGATTTGCGAGTTCCAACCTAGACGGTCCCTCGGTCTTTGCCACAGAAGCATTGGTAAACATAACTCCTCTTGGGTGCAGAATATTGGTTCTTCTGTTAATCAGATAGTCTACACCGGAGCCCTTTCTTTTTGCTCTGTCGGTTTCAGTCGGAACAAATCCTACTGGACTTCCGTTGCCCAGTGCAATCGCACCTGCGCCAAAGAGGTAAGTGGTATAGACTCCCTTTTCTGCAGGACAACCGTCATCAATGATTACACGCTTGCCCTGATAAGTTCCAAAGGCAACGTCATTAGAAGGCTGTACTGTTTCGATGAGGTTCTGCTTTTTCAGATATGCTTCTGTTGCGGAGTGCATACAAATACCTGTCAGCTGCGCTTTAGCATCGCCAAGCATCTGTTCTGCGTCAATAAATGCAGATCCGCTCCAGTTGGCACCCGCGCCAGACTTTGTGGAGATATCTAATAAGTTAGATGCAAGTCTTGTTTCTGCAGGCGATGCACTATCACCGGTTGTCGCCGGTACAGTGCCGAAGATACCATTCAGAACTGCAATCAATTCTTTCTGCATATCTCTTTCCCAAAATCTTGCAACTAAATCGCCAATCGCCATCATAGGATCAGCACCCGCAAGCGCTGCAGAGAGGTCTGTTGCGCTCCACATCTTCGCGCGTCTGATAATTGCCGCCACGTCCTTGTTGGAAGTAATTTTGTTATCCTCCAAATCTGTACCTTCGATTACCTGTTCAGATTCTCCGGTCAAGTCTTCGAAGAACGGCATGTTGACCGTTGGCGCTGCCTGAGACGCTAAGCTGTCAAATTCTGTGCTATTTGCGATAATTCCACTCTGCAAAAGCGCAGACAGCTCCATCGTTCTATTTACTACATACGGATTAAATAATTCAGGGACGATAACGTCCTGTAAAGTTGTTCCTGACATTTAATTCACCTTTCCTTTCTAAATCTTTACACCGGCAGCAGCTGCAAGTGCTCTTGCCTGCTCCGGATTACTTTTGAGCAGTTTGCCCTGCTCTGTCATGTTAAATGTTTCTTTTGCAAATGGATTGATAGCTCCGCCGCTGCCGCCGCCGTGGGGTTCATAGCGCGACTCCTGCTTGAATAAATGTGCCATTGCCTTATCTTCTTTATAAGATTTCAACACATCGTCAACACCGACCGGCTTTCCTTCTTTGTCAAAGGTAAACTTATCAAGTCCTCCCTGCTTATAAATCAGGTAGTCCGGATCCAGAACTCCTGATTTAGCAAGCTGCTCTTTCAGCACGTAAGTCTTTGCGGTGTCAGCTGCAGCTTTCTTCAAATTACCAATCTCAGTTTCATAATCCGAAACTTTCTTCTGCAGATCCGCATTGTCACCATTTTCCTTCTTCAGGTCGGCGATTGTCTTTTCAGCGGCTTTCAGTGCATCGCTTTTTTCGTTAAAGGCATTTTTGGGCACTGCATGTTTTGGAAACTCTTCCGAAATCTGCTTTATTAGCCCCTCGACGTCCAGATTCCCATCTGTAATACTTGCCTTTTCTAAAATTTCTCTCAGCCATTCCATTTTTATATCCTCCGTAAATTTTTATTTCCGCTTTCCGGGTATTGGGATTCGCCGGTTATACCTCCGGCAAGGTAGCTTCCGCTCTTTAACGCCTGCGGAAAGAAGGCAATATAAAAAGACCACCGCTTTGGTAGTCCTTAGATAACGTGTTATTCATTTCCCCTAGTTACATGCCCGGGATAATCTCTTTTAAATCCTTCAGAAATGCTTTTGCTTTCTGCATTGTACTATTCTCCTGCAAATATGCAATTCCTTTAGGAGTAATAGTGAGCTGCTCTGTCAGCTTTATCCCTTTTATGCTTTGACCTAGAATCGGTATCAGTACAACGCCTTCGATAAATCCCTCTTCATAGAGGTGTCTCAAAATATATTGCCAGTAGTTCTTCTTTACGGGAAAATCATCTGTATCATAGCACAGATATTCTAAACTTGCCAGCTGCCCCTCTTTTAAGCAGCCGTACAGGTAAATCAAAATTCTATAGGATATAACAAAATAATCATCTTTTGCCATTATTTTTCCTCCTGCAGTACTCCAATCTTCCTCAGGATGCTATGCAACTCTTCCTGCGCAGCTTCTCGTTCTTTTTTAGTGAAACTAACTCGATCCTCTGCTACTTCCCCTCCAAGAGGCTGATACCATCGAGGATCTGAATACGGTTCTTGCCTTCTGATTCTTTCCGCTTGTAGATCAGCAAATTCCTTACTCATCTCACCCCTATCCACAAGTTCATAAAGAAAAGCTATTGCGTGTTCAATTTGTTCTGAGGTCTTTTTCATGTTTTCTCCTCCAGCAAAATAAAGTATTTATCCCCATGTTGTTCAACTTCTTTTACAATAAACTCGCTCCCTGTAGGATATAATACCTCATTCTCGCTGGGATTGAAAGAAGAAATATCTTTCCCGGTTTTCGATTTGATGAAAATTTGAACATTCGCATCAGGATTATAATACATAGAGTGTTCTGAGAACTTCTCCGCAGAAGAAAAAGCCTTGTACGATATCGAGCCGCCAATCTTATAGTGATTAAGAAAATCCTTAACGCCACTACTCCGTATGCTTATTGATCTGCAAACTAATCCTTCATAACTTGGTATTTTGCTGAGCGCCGAGTTTAGTGTATCCATCCACTGGCGCTGATCCTTACTCAGTTTAGCTTCTCTTCGCAAGCTATCATTGAGAGTATATGATTCTCCGCCAAGGTAGCGCACAATAGCTTCTTTTTCATTCCCAGTCAGCAAACTTGAAAAGTCTTTGCTATCTATGGTCGCACGCCACTCCGGATACGTCATATCTGCCGGTACCTGATAGGTCTTCCCGTCTTCACCTCGTGCCGCTCTCATCTCGCCTACGGTAAACTCATCGTCAAAATACGGACAGGTTGTTGACCTGCACCAAACATGAAAGGGCGGCGCCGTAACGCCCTCCTCGTACTGACTCATCGGGAAGTGTTTACCGTCAAGTTGCTGGCAAATCTCTGATGTGTGGGAATCCAGCGTCGCCACGATTTCATATTCTTCTACGCCAAGTTCGTTGAAGCAATCTTTCTGCGCAGCAGCACTAAAAAAGGCCTGCTCTGTCATTACGAGCCGGCCAGCCTGTACTTTTGCATTCTTGAATCGCTTATCCACATATTTACTCAGGTTCTTGATTGCCTCATCAGGGCCTTTTCCCAAAATACATGCCCTAGTTAGCTCGCTGTGTAAATCTGCTACCATCTGATTCTTCGCCTGCCAGATACGGTCAGAGAAGTTTCTCCCATCTGCCGCCCAAGGTTTAGATATCAGTTTTGACAGCTTTTTCTCATCGATGGACGCAATATTCCATCCTAAGCCAAAACCTCGCTGTAGCTCAAAAGCAGACCGATAATAACCCTCTTCATAGACCTTCCTTGCCATAGTGTCCACATCGTCAAGGTAATTTCCAAAAGCCTTTTCTGCGGACTGCTGTACCTGTATCTTGAGAGCTTCCAATCTGCTGATGTGAAACTTTGCGGAAGCATTCTCTAGTTGCTTCATCCACTGCTGATTGATGGCGTTTTCCTTGCCGTACTTTATGTATTCCTCAACAGTCCACTTGAATTCCTCAAGCTGATTCGCATCAAGAAGCTTCTTGGCATTTGCCATGCTGACTTCGTTGTTCTTGGCAATGCGATAAATCCACGTTTCGATGTCAGCATTGATTTCCCTGAGGGCTTTGTCAAAATACGGCTGCACACCTCTGTAGGTTTCTTCACCGTATTTTCCGAGTGCCTCTTCAAGGATTTCGAATCGTTTCTGCCAGTAAGCACTGTTCTTCATAGACAATCACACTCTTTAAACGCCCGTAGCAGCTTGGGTGCCTGAATCGCAATCCAGTCAATCAGTTCCTCATTTGTTGACCACGCTCCCTCAAAGTGCAGGCTTGATGAATCAATCCCTGATTCAAACAAAAAAGCATGCACGATTTCATGGCGAATCACCTGTTTTGCGTATGCTTTAAGATCTGCCTTGCTAAGAGGGTCTTCTTGTAAATCTTCAACGACAATTAGTTTAGTTGAAGTGTCTACATAACCATCAGCCTCCCCCAATTTAGGATCATCTTCTTGTTTGTGTTTCTCTATTCTATAAGTTGTGCCTAAAATGCTAACTTCCATGCTTTATCCCTCCACGTCGTCGTCATCGTTATTTAAGTTACCTCCAAAGGCACCTGCGTATTGCCGCATCTTTTCGTAGCTTTCCTGTTCTTCTTTTTCAAGCTGCTGCAGTTCCTCTTCTGGGTCTTCCACAAACGGATGATTTTTCAGGATAGTCCTCTTGCTGATAATCCCCTCGCTGTCTCTGCAGATTTGCGCCAGCTCTACGTCATTTTTGATGCTGTTTCGGTACCACGTTTGGGTAATCGCGTTGCAAGCAATTCCTGTATGCCTGCAAATGGCTCTTACCAGCTTATAGAATCCCAACCTGAATTCTGTTTCCATTAGACCGGTTTTCATTTCCAAGAGGCTGTACATGAACTTAAGGGCTTCACCCGATTGGTTCCCGAAATTCTCCGGCTGCGGGTCAAAGCCTTGTCCTTGCTCGAAGATTGCCTTACGGGTTGCCTCTAGCACGCTGTTTCTTGCTTCAATCGGAATCTCGATACTCAGCGTAGAGATTCCCGGATTTCCCTCATCTGCGTCCACCTTGACAGTTTTGTATTTTTTAAGTTCTTCCAAGAAATTGCTCAAATCCGTGCCGCCATAGCCGGATAACACAAAAATCAGTTCCTGCACATCATCAAGGTCATTGATAAACCCGCTAAAGACCTTGTCAAACACATCGATGAGCGGTTTTATACTTTTTAGATCGCTGGTGCCGATGTTGTTATTCCAGAATGGAATAAATGGTACCTCTTCAAATTTGTGTTCGTACCAAGATACGGGTTCACCATAAGTGGGATCGGTAAACATCTCATAATAATGCAGTCCATCATCCACGGTATCCACAATGCGTCGTTTGAACGCCTGGCACTCTTTATCAGTCCAGTACTCATAGACCATACTTTTTTCGCCAGTTTCTTCGTCTATGTCATCATAAACTCTCAGCGCACCGACAAGTCGTTTTTTTAAGCTATTGTCGAATATCGGAATGACTTCTTTGCTATCTACAACTGCCCACTCAAAACCGTTCCCGTTATCCCAGTAATGCACCCAGGCTACTGCACAGTTAGCAGCATTGACACAAAGAGCGGAACAATTCTTTTCATACTCATCACCAAGAAGACCCTGAATCTTTTTACTTCCCTCTTCACTGCCTACGTCAAATACTGGCGGATAGGTAAAAGCATACGACGCCTTTTGATTTACGAGAAGACCGTGAAAGTTTCTCGGAATCCTGTTATCCGCATTGCGAAGGGGATTGTCTGTTTCCTCTTCATCCTCTGTCACCTTTGAATACAGAACATCTGTTTCATTACGGTAATATCTCTCCGCTATCATTGCGTTCTGCACAAAATCCCCGTGCCTAGGAAGATACCGTCTTATTAAGTTTTTCATTACTTCAAGTTCCATAAAAACCTCTACTTCAAAATCGAAATTCCGTTGCTCTTTTTAAGCATCGTATAACAGAAATACCGTAGTGCGTCCATACAGTGGTCATTCGCTTTTACTGGCTTATCTTCGCCTCTATCTGCCGCTTTCTCATCCCAGACATAGGACGCAAACTCCTTGATAGTTTCTTCGCATATGTCAGCTATTGCAATCTGTTCACGGTTCAGCAGTGCCGCCACAACGCGGATTCCATCGAGGACATCGTTCTTTGCCTTTTTTATAACAAAGCCTCGCTGCCGAAGTTCTGCAATAAAAGACGCTGCGGAAGGGTCGACAATAATCTTTTTTGGCTTTATGTTACCAAGCCATTCTGCAAGGTCATCTGCAAACTCACTGTCTGTCTTTTGTCTATTCTCGTTCCTGCCGGAATAATAATACTCCCGGCAGCATACCCACTTTTCGCCGTCTTTTCGCCAAAGCAGGAATACTGTAGCATTCTGCGTGCCGTAGTCGCAGCTGACGATATACCTTTCTGTCGCTGGTGTGCTAATCTGCGCTACTTTGTGCTTTGCCTCATCAAACATATCGTAAATTACGCCTTCTGCTACGCACCAAAGCCCCAGAATGTAGCGTTTATAGAAGACCCCGCTGTACATAGACCGATATCTTGCCTTAATCTTCTCACTCAGGCTTAGGTTATCGTCCATGGTAAAGTGCAGGTAAAGCAGGTCTTTTTCAATTGCCTTATCAATCCAGTTCACCTTGAACCAGTGATATGGTCCTTCTGGGTTACAGTTGAACCAGTACTTTGAACCGTCAACGGAGCATCTGCCGGTTGCCTGATTCACAAAGCTCTCTGGCATCAACGCTACTTCATCGAAGAAAACACCCGCCAGAGTGATGCCCTGAATCAGATCCTGCGACCTTTCGTCCTTACCGCCGAAAATATAGAAATAGTTCGTGTTACCGTTACGACTGACTTCCAGTAAATTATCTGACCTGTGATATTTTGACCGGTATCCTCTAGCCACCAGCATCAGCTTCAGTATCGCCAGCACGTTACGCCGGAATGAACCTATGGTCTTGCCGCACATCGCAAAGTTCTCTTCAGCGAATGAATTCATCGCCCATATGACAAAAGACAGCGCCATTGACACTGTCTTCCCGCTACGGATTGCCCCGTCTGCTATAATCCCTTCCTTATCAGCAACGCCGGATTCCGGCAGCCACCAGGTAAGAATCTGTTTTTGTTTTCTCGAGAAAGGCTTGAACTTGAATATGGCTCGTTTTATTCTTGCCATACCGAAGCCGCCTCCTCTTTCAGGGCTGCAATAAAGCCGTCATCTTCTGTCGTCACTCCCGGATCCTCACCTTTAATCCTTGCTGTATTCGCGCGGATATTTTCAATCCGGGCTTTCTGCTCGTCGGTTGCTAAATCCATATGCTCTGCCAGCCAATTCAATGCTTTCAGCTTGTCTGCTAGTTTCAACTTTGCTCCATCTTTTCCCGAGCTTACTTCCTGTATTAGGGAGCCGTCAACCTCTTCACTTTCCTCGAATTCTACAGCATTTATAATCTTGGTCACGGGTACCTTCTTGCCGCTTTCTTTGTCGGTTTCATAAACCGGACCAAAGGGACCCATCACCTGTACTTCTCTTCGTCCAAACTTCACATAATCAGTAATGTCTGCATAAGCAATATCTATATACTTCTGTACAATATCCTCACCCGAAAGCATTTCCCTATTTAATCTACTCTCTTTCATCTGGGCAATCTCTGCTCTTATGTTAGGATTCGTTAGCAGCTTTGAGGCGTTTACCCTTGCAGTTTCTTCCTTGCAACCATAAGCTTTTTTATATGCTTTGGTCGCATTGAAGCATTTTATATAATAAATACAAAAAAGGCGCTGCTTATCATTGAGCAAATCACCTTCCGTTTTTCCCTCTTCAATTTGTTTATTTTTGTGTGCACCCTTTTCCTCTTTTTTGTGTGCACCTTTTTTTGTGCTATCTCTGCACCAATCATATCGCTTCTTCCATGACTTCACAGTGTTCATTGTGACGCCATATTTTTCAGCAATCTCTTTATACTTCATCCCCGACATATAATCAAATTCTGCCAGTTCGCGTTTTTCTCTTTCTATGGCTCACCACCTCTCATTCATTATGGTATAAAAAGACCCCGGGCCCGAAGGACACCGGAGTACGTTCATGTTAATTATTTTTCTTTCGTTCAAAATTTTTTTGAAGATTTTCTCTATCACGATCTTGCATTATGCTCTCCGCGGGCTCATCATCATTTAATCCAGTGTCCGAAAAAACAATGTGCAAAACTATATCAAACACTCTATACATACTGGAAAATGAATATCCAAGAGAAAAAGACCACGTTAAAAACACTATCACTTCAAAGGGCTTTGTCCAAGATACGTATAACATCATACTCAATATAACTAAAGAAAGACCTGCGATTATACTTGACTTGAAAAGACCTTTAATCTCTTCTCGCGTATAACTTAAAAACAATTTAACTCGTTCATCATTTCTTACGCCAAACAAAGTTCCCATTAGCACTCCAATTAATCCCACCAGAATCGATGCAAACACTATTGCTGCTGATAATAAGTCCTTATAATTCTCTCCTATGCCAAACTTTTTATAACAAAGTGCTATCAGTAAACAACAAATGCTCCCAAATATAGTCGGCAAATACTTTTGAAATGTTCTCATAGTTTAATTCCTTTTTCGAGTCGATTGTAAAATTCGTTCTTTTGACTGTAGATATCTCTCAATCATTCTGTTAATTAGCATATTGTAATCTATCGTTTCTCTTCTTTCTAAATCTATTAAAATAAAGTCGTGCAATTTTTTCTCAAACAAATCCAAAACTTCTACTGGTTCATTTCCTTGCTTAAATCCAATTTGTGCTTTTGAAAAAGCATCTTTATTATCTAAAATATCCTTAATCGTATCCTTTACTGTTTCAGAATTTAGTGCTTTATTATACTCATGCCCCATCGTGATATCGATCTGCGCATTAATGCCCTCATAGCGTCCAATACTATCATATAGTTTTTTTAATGGGGTGTTGTCCCTATTCCACGAACCCTTACTTTTAGGTATATCCGCAAATCTAATAGAAATCTTTCTAAATTCCGTTGCAGCATCTACCCTATCTAAAATGTCAAGTGGACATATTGGGCGAAGGTATATCATTTCCTCATTGCCTGCCCAAATGCTGTTTAGATATGTTTCTATTCCTGTAGGCCCCAAGCTGTGTACATTTCTTTGTAGTGTTAAAATTCTCGTTTGAACATCATATAAAGCACGTGCTTCTTCACCAATAAATTCATCATCCCCTAATTCTATAGGCTCTGCCTCGGACTCTTCTTTTGCTATGCTAGGTATATTGGTTTCTCTTAATCTTAAAAAAGATAGACACCATAGTTTACAATCACTATCAAACTCACATCTATCAAGCCTTGCTTTTTCCTGATGAAAATCATATATTCTTTCCGAAAGAGGCATATAAGCAACTTTATTCAGCCATAAGGAAAGATCAAAGGCTCTATCGGGCAAAGATGCTTTATCATTTATTTTTCGACATACTACTTCGTAATATTCAAGCCGAATTTTTTTAGGATAACCCATATAATCAAATCTCCTTTTTCTTTTGATTATACACCTTTCGACATATTTTGCCAACAACAAAAGCGCTACCGCATAGCAGCGCCTTGATGTCAGCAATCATAAAAAATAAGGAGATTCACCAGAGCGTTAGAGTTATTCAACTCTTTCACTTTTTCCATTTTAACTATATCATAAAAAAAGCGGAGAAAAGCGGAGAACTTTTCTTTTTTCATCTCTTTTTTCTTTTCTTATCTCTGAACCTCTAATCTCTGCATCAATGCCTCCTGTAAAATCTTTGATACATTCACCCCTGCAGCATCCGCTTCCTGGTTTAACCAATTGGGCAGAGTTACATTTCTTCTCACCATCTTCTGATCCAGTTTCTTTCTGTAGGCTATAAAGTCCACATCTACCAGAGATACAATTCCTTCCCCCTCTTCAGCAAAGGTTCCCTTCTCCGGTTTCACGTCTGCCAGCCTTGATGCCTCCGGGATAGTCTCTCCGTCATCTTCTATGGAAATTCCCTTTATTCCGATTGCGTCTCTTGCCATAGTAAACGCCTCTTCAAGATTCTTTCCTTCTGTCAGGATTTCCATATCAGGTACTTCTACTAAGCAAACATCGTTCAGTTCCGTGAATATCACAGGATATACTTTTGTCATAACAATCCTCTCTTTCTTCTCGTTCTCTTTATTTTAACTTTCTGATGAGGATTTTATAATCCCCATCTTTTAAGTATTGCTTTCGCCAGCCTTTCATCGACTTCCGTGTGCCTCGGAATTGTTTCCTTTTCATTGCCTCTTCGGTATATGTCATGATTGCCACCGTGCCTGTCGAACTCAAATCCGACGCTTTCCAGTTTCTTTATTAAGTCTTTACGCTTCATCACGTCCTCCTTACATTATTTATTATACACATTTTTTACACATTCGTCAATGGTTTTATACACATTTTTTACACATTATTTATAAATTCTCTGATAAGACTTCTGGCGTAATCTTTTGCAACAAAATTCGCTTCTGCTACTTCTTCCCAGCTCATGCAATCTAGGAAACGGCTTCGCATCAGTTCCCGTATTTTCGGATTTTCGATTGTCTGAATATATCGTTCTATCTTCACCGCCTCTGCCTGGGATTCTTTGATGTTCTTTTCGATTTCCTCTTCAAGGAGCTTTATCATGAGTGGAAGAGTAAACTCCTCTTCAGGCACGCCCTCTATCCGGACAGGGATTCCTTTACCCGTTTTATAATCTCTGACCGTATCTCCTACTTCGCCCTGTTCTCTAATGAGCTGCTGTTTTTTTCTCAATCGAGCCAGGCGCTTTTCCTGTCTCTTCACTTCATGCTGCAGCCAAAAGTGTCTGCTCAATTCCTGTTTTGTCATAACTCCCCTCCTCGCACTGCAAAGAAACCTATTTCCATAGGCTCTGCTGCTCCTCTTCATAGTTTGCTTTGAAATATTCTCTATTACTGACAATTTGTTCTCCTGGCCAGCGTTTAAATCTCCTCGGTTTATCTATGGCGACCATAATATATTCCAAATGTTCCAAGCCCGTTACCGGATGTTCGTATCTGCGGCAATGGTCCTGATCTATGTAATACCCATCAATCGCTTCCGGGTCGTCAAACAGTTCTACTTCGCTGACATCTTTTCTTGTCGGCACTGGTCGCACCAAATTCGTACTGGCAGAAAATCTGCGCTTATGCTGACAATCCCCCTGCCGGAAGGTTCGCTGCGTTTCTTTGATGAGATACTCTGCAAGGTTAATATAATTGCCAGAGTCATCGAGCACAGCCAATTTGACCCAGCCTTTTTTCCAAATTCTTTCCAGAAGTTCTGCCTTAACTTTGCTGATAACCAAGTGATGGTGAATTCTGGTATTTTCATATTCGGTTACTGCTATGTATTTCAATTCCTGACCCTTCTTCCCCATCTCTCTTCTGAGAGTCTTTATAAAAGCATTTCGGTCTTTCTTTGCCTGCTGCTGGTCTGCTTCTATCTCGTATGTCAGTACCACATGTAAATCCCCTCCTGTGAAATTCGCATTGAGAAGACGCATTAAATGCTTCACCGCCATACGGTCATTATTCTTGCGAACCTGCTCCGATGTGATATTACTCTTCGGCGCTCTTCTGTTTCGGTGGTTCCCCGATGTCACTTTGATGGTCCTGTCAATCGTTTTCCCTGCTATGCATGTTTCTCTTACGACTTTCATCTTGTCCCTCTTATTAATACTCTTACCAAGCGTGAAAAGGAGGCTTTCACTCCCTGCTCTGTTTTCTTCCTATAGGTATGCCTGGGACTGCTTTTAGGGCTTGTCCCAGGCTTGTTTCTTCTTATATATAATGTAGGTTTAAATCAATTCTTCGTTTAGAATGACTTTTAACTTTTCAACTTCTTCCCTAGTCAGACCGGCTCTTCTCTTAGGCGTTCCGTCCGGGGCAAAGGTTCTCACTTCGTAGACCGGCGCTTTGCCGAACCATTCTGCTTTGATGAAATGCTTTACATTGCCTTTCTGGTCTTCTCCGACTACGCCGTAGTCTTCAATGATTTTTACGTTGACTTTCTTTTCCATCTGGATCCTCCTTACTTCATATATATTTGGATATTCAATTCTGTTTTTGCATCTTCCTTTAAACGGGCTAAAATTGATTCAACATTATGTAATAAGTGCATTACTTTTGCAATGCTTTCCTCTGCTTCTTTAATCTGGTGCGGGCTTACGCTTCCGCGTGCAGCACTTAACGTCAGCTTTTGCATTTCTTCGTTCACCTGGCTGGTGGTATATTTCAGTCTCTCAGACCGGTCATATAGCTGTGCTGCGGAAATCATGATTCTCTCTTGGCTGTCCATACTCTCCTCCTTTAAAATGGTACATCGTCTTCAATTGGTTCAAATCCTCTCGGTATCTCCGGCTTAAGCTCTGCCATGCTGGTTTGCTTTGTTTGCTCGCCTTGGGCTCCTTGGTTCTGTCCATTTCTCTGCGGTCTGTCGCCCCACTCTAAAAATTCTACTCTGTCTGCCACAACATCGGTTGTGTAAACAGTGACGCCGTCCTTGTTCTGATAGCTTCCGGTCTGGATTCTACCCTGAACGCCGACTAATCTGCCCTTTGCCAGATACTTCTCACAGTTCTCTGCCTGCTTGCCGAAAACGGTCACGCGAGGAAAATCTGTCTGCTTCTCACCACCTGCTCTTACAGGTCTGTCAATGGCAACGGTAAAGGTTGCAACTGCCATCTGTGTGCTTGCGGTATATCTGACTTCCGGGTCACGGGTAAGTCTTCCGATTAGAACTACACTATTCATTTTCCTGCCTCTTTCAATGCGCAGCTTGTACAAGCTTTTAATATGCCCGGCATTTTTCGCATTAAGATTCGGGCTTGTCCGGATTCCCAGCAGTCTGCGCCGCATATAGGGCATATCGCCGGTTTCCAGTCATCATGCCTTGGTGCGGGTATGTTTTCCTGCAGTGGCATCATCAAAATATTTCCTATCGTCATGTCCTTAAATCCTCTCTATCATCTGCGTCATAATCTGCTTTAGGGCACAGCGCATTTTTTCTGCCTGCTCTGTGTCTTCGGTTTCCATGGTCACAATAGACTCTGCGCAGCTGCCGAATGCTTTCTGCAGCTGGTCAGCGTGAACTTTGAAGGTGGCAACTTCGACATTTGAATTGTTGTCCAGTTTACGGGTTAAGCGTTCTATTTCCTCTGCGGCTTCCCGGTTGCTCTGCTGCAGCAGACGCATGTCTTCACTCACCTTTGCTTTTGCGTCCTCTTCTGCTTTTGTCCGCGCCTCCGCTGCTGCCTTTTCTTTTTCCGCATCTACGGATTCTTTCAACTTCTTGGACTTTTCTTTTTCCTTGGCCAGCTTGTCCTGCATTTTCTGCAGTTCTTTCTCTTTTTCAGCAAGGGCTGCAGGATCCGCTACTGGCTGACCAGCAAGTTCAGCTTTCAGACGGTCGATTTCCGCCTTAAGTTCTGCTTGCACCTCCTCTCTGTTTTCTGCAATTGCTTCCATTTCCGTTTCAAGGCCCTGTTTTTCCTCTTTCAGGCGCTTGATTTCATCTTTTAATTCTCGAACGCTCATATCCGGCATTCCGGGATTCTCCATGACCTTTTCGGCCACCTCTTCCGGCGCTTCCAGAATCGCCCAAACTTTTGAAATTTCAATATCCGACAACGTTTTCGGATTTGCAAACACTCCGTTTTCCGTCTCTATTTTTTTCGCCAGTTTCATCATCCGCTCAGCTTTTCGTTTACTGAAGCGTAAATTTTCATTACACCAATCTTCCCACCCACCATGTCCAATTCTACTTTTGATAACATTTAGGTTTTTTCCTGCTCTTGCCGCCAACTCAATACCCATCTTGCCCAGCAGTTCCATCTGGCTCCAATAGAGATTGGCTCCGTTTTTTAATTCTTCTGTTGTCAAACTCTCCAAGTCTACAACTTCTTTGTATTCCACATCTATAATGTCTCCCATGATTCTTTACGCTGCCGGTGCAGCTGCTCCTTTCCTCTTTCTTTTCACAACTTCCTTTAGCCATCGCTCGGCAAAGGCGTTCACTTCATTTCCTGCGTCACGGTTTCCCCTTCCCCTGCACTGTACTATTTTTCCGTCTCTTAGTTCTAACGTGACAAAGGACTTGTCCGGTGCTTCGCATTTTCTGATTACAAAAATGCTTGTTTTCCCGTGAGCCGCTCTATCTGCATAGCTGGCAACGCAATTATTGTTGTTTGCACCTTCTTCAAAAAATTCTTCTACGTTTCTGAGTGGTCTGATTAGATAAGTTCCATCGGACCAGCTCAGTTTTTCAAGTTGTTTGACCTGTTTTGTAAGTTTTTCATTTTTTGCCCGTACTTCTTCCTCGTATTCCCTTCTCTTCTTTTCTCTCAGCTGCGCAGAGGCTTTCTCATGAGCCGCAGCGAAGTCTTTTGAATAAAGGTAATAGTCTGTTTCGGGATACTTAAGTTCTCTGATCTGCCAAATGTAGTCTTTGTATTCGTTTAACACAAAATCTCTGCTGTACCCATAACTGCCGTGTCCACAGTACGGTCTATTGTCTTGATATAGCTTTTCTAAGTACCTTGCAGTTTTTAACGGGTCCATACCTTTTAGGCTTACGCCCCATTTCCGTTTTGTCATGAACATCCCAATATCATTGAAGAACGCGAAGAAGTCTTCCATGTCTTTTTTTCGGATTTTTTTATGGTGTTTCTTGATGTGCTTGTAAGCGGCGATGTAATCGACGTCAAACATGTTCCACTGTCTCAGCTTGTCTATGTCCTGACTGCTGATTCCAAGCACACCGGGCAAATCATTTCTGCGCCAGTTCGGCCGTAAAAACGCACTTGTTCCATAAATTAAACTTCTTTCCAACTCGTTTAAGCCCGCTTTGTTTAAATACTCTAGCTGTGGGTACTTGGCGTTTACCACCAAACGCTTTACCAAGACATTGATGTCCGGTCTGCTATTCGACTCTATTTTTATTCCTGCGTACCGCAGAAAGCTTTCCTCGACTGCGCTTACCATGCTTTTGTGTATGTGGGGATTCATTCTCGTGATATCTGCGCATATGTACACATTGCTGCTTTTGAACCAGCTATTTCCCCATTTTGCATAAGCGGTCTGTTCACTCCTTGCAATTTTAACCGTCTCTTCTATGTAAATTTCCCCGTTTAAGTCCTTCAAATCATCAAATGCGCCCTGCTCGTATTTGTAACAGGCATAAAGAATATTGATGTACAAGGACTCAGCCTTTACATTTCCTACCGCCACAGTTCCATCTACGTATACATTTCTTGTGTGGGGATTCGCCTTTCCTTCATGGCCGCACAGCGGGCAGATTATGAAGTCACCCGCTTTGAACTTTTCCATTACATGGATTGTCCTTGCCTTCGGAAACGGCTTTTCCGGATTCGTATAGTCAAAGTATTCTCCGCAGGAAAGGCAAAAGGCCCGCTTTTTGAACCGGTCATAAATAATCGGGTGGCTGATGGATGTATGCACATACTTCTTGATTCCCTTCGGCAGCACGATATTCCAAGGGTCTTTCTCAATTCTTAAAACTTCGTATTTCATAGTGTCTCCTAAAGTAAATCTGTAATGTCTATGACATTTCCGGCAGTTGTTGGCTTGTCGTCCGGTGTAATGCTGTAATACGCTTCGACCATGTCTTTGTACTCCTGATCCGGCAGACCGTTTATCTGGAATCCGCTTCCCTGCTTTCTTGCTCGTTCTCTGGCCTCCGACTCACATTTCTTACAAAAGTCTTCCAGTTTCTTATCGTCTGCCAACAGCTTGTCCGCAACTTTGTCTGTCGTGCAGATTGATGTCAAATGCTCCTCGATAAAAATTGCGAAGTTGTTATTGATTTCCATCGCTTCTGCCGTAATCTTGGCAATGGCTTCATCTGTTTTCTTGCTCATTTCTTCCTCCTAATTTCAACATGTACACGATCTGCTGCAGTTCGCCGTAGGTCATGCCTTTTTCTTTTGCTAGCTGGTTCTTTTCAGCTAGTGTCAATTCATTCCACATCTTGCAGGCGGTTTCAACTGCTACTTGATAGTCCCATAAAAAGCGCTGTGCATTTTCTATAGGGATTCCGATGGCACCGGTGGTTGTTACGATGATAATTTCTCTTGGACTTACTGCAAAGCAGCAGCTTCTGCCGCTTTGCATGACTTCACAGCCGGCTTCGCTTGCTTCTCGGCAAAATTCTTTCAGGTTGATTTTTTGATTCAAATTCATTGCTTTTCTCCTCATTTTGTGGTAAATTAGGAGTAGGTATTGCAGTACCTACTCAACGGCTTGACTCGCTTTTGCGGGTCTTTTCTTTTTGCTTACGTAACATGTTTTGTTCCCGCAAGGCCAGTGTCCACGTTTATAGCACTTCACATGCAGCGGGCACGCCGGGCATTCTCTGATTCTTTTCCATAGTCTTTTCATTGTCTCCTCCTATTCGCAGCCGGCACCGTAAAGGAGCAACCACAAGGTAATGATCGGTGATGCGGTAATCAGCAATGTGCACACCGCATATATGTAGGCTGCTGCGTCATATTTTAGTGCCAGCCTTTTTAATTTCTTCATCTCGTTTTCTCTCCCATTCTCTTTTCTTTGCTCGAATCCAGCTTGTTTCCCTTTCAATTTTTTCCGCAATCCAAGGCTTGTCGTTTTGGTAAAAATGCTTAATCTGGCGTTCTTTTGTCTCAATCTGTCTGCTGAGTTTTTCGATTTCGCCGCGGTAATCTGGCTTGGGATTATGTACGTGATATCTGCAAGGATAAAGCATAGCGCCGTGCTCGTAATATGTACATTCCATGCAGCACCTGGTACAGACCGGCGCACCGTCATACTGCGGACACTGCCGGGCTGCATGATAATCAAGATTTCCACATTTTGGACATGGTATCATTTTGGTGTCAACTCCTCTATGTAATTTCTGCCGATGAGCCGCATCCAGCTTTCCAAGGCATCTTCTTCGCTTGCTCCTTCGTCTATTAGGCGGTCAATGTATGCTCGCTCGTAGGTTTCACGCCACTTCTGGCTCTCTGCTTTTCCCCTCAAGGTGGATTTATGTATTTCATCATGCCTTTCGTTGCAAAGATCTACCTGGAATCCGTGGTCCCGACTAATTTCTCTTTTTGCACTTCCATAAAATACTTCGTGCCGTTCTGCGTAAGGTCTGCCGGTATAAAAGCAAATGCGCTCTGGTTTGTCTTTCCAGCCGTTGTACTTTTTCTTCTCTCTTTTCGCACGGTCCATTTGTTCTACTGCATATAGGTAGTATTTTTCATCTATCATGCTTCTGCTATCTCCTCTCTGGTCGCGGTTCGCAGCACGAAGCTTGTCCAATTTTCTTACGGCGCTGGCGGTGTGATTTTTTTGGCATAGCTTCAGTTCTTTTTTCTGTTGTTAATTTCTCTCTTCACTTCATCGGACAGACTATCCCAGCACCGGCTCATTATCTCGCTAAGTGAATCAGATATCTTTAGTTCGTTAAAATATGTAACGTCTCCCGAGTCGTGAATGACTTTGTACTTGTATCCTTCTAAGTCTGAGACAGTTCTGACCATGGTTTCCCTCCTTTCTTTATCGTATGAGCAAAGAACTTTGTCCTATGCTTCAGAGTACTACCTTGCTCGTGTATTTACCGCAGACATTATCTTGACTCTACGATTGTGATACTAGACCACTTTGATGTCATATCTCGTTTAATACGACTTTTACCATAAACAGTGTTGCAATCGCTTTGGATTTTGTGATATAATTTCTAACGAATAAGCGCAACTCCTTATTCAACAAATATACCAATGGCGGCGGAAAGTGTGTAAATATATTTCTGCCGCCAAAACTCTTTCAGGCTCATACGAAATCGACAACTTTAGGAAATCCACCACTCTCATCTCTTCCTTTACTTCCTGCCCTATCTCCTTTATAACCTTTGTACAGGCTGTTACTGCAGCTAAGTACTAGGAAAGGAGAAAATATCATGGACCAATATTACGATTACTGTTCTGTTGTCGAGGATAACGTCACCGTGCAGTATCATGCTCAAGAAATTCCTGTCTTGAAAGCTGAACAATCTTTAACATTTTAGTGAGCCCTTGTTAAACGTCCTTGTGCTCTCTGTCAACCACCTCAAAACAACAATCGCTACAATTAAACTTTTCTTCTCCCGTTTTAGAACATACTGTCAGCAAATCAATCGATGCGTTATATTCGATTCGTTTGACATCCTCGCGCTCCATCAATAACCTATTGCTCCGATCAGTGTGCGACAAGTTTGAAAGCGGAACTACTGACGCTTTGTAAACTTTGACGATCATCGGTTTCTCCTCCCGCTTTCCATTTCTTCCTCTAATTTTTCTCGAAGCTTATTTACTATCAGCTCCGCTTCGCTTTCAGGGTTTTCACAGATTATGGCTTTCGCTTCCGCCTCGATGCACTCTTCTATCGTGCTGTCAAGCTTTTGATAGCATGCGGGAAGTTCTTCTTTAATGCCGCCAAATGATCTGGCATAAAAGCTAATCAGCGTCCTCTGAGCACTGACAAGATTAGATAATCTTTCCGCGGCTCTGAGTTTATCGATATGCACCACCCCACCTTCTTTCTTCAAAATTTCTTTCATTTTGCTCTTCCTACTATTACTGAGGTTGTTTCCGATATTATAAAAGCGTCGATAGGTATTTAACCTCAGCGTCCAATGCGTCTTCTACAGCACTCTCAATCTTGGAATAACTCTCAGACAATATTGCGTTTTCTTCGGCATCTATATTTTTCTGATACGACTCTGCAAGTTCTCTTCTAAACTTTGAGAGCGTTTCAATTCTTTCCATTGCCTTGATTTTTATTGCCACGTTCCTGTTCAC